TACTCCAGCCGATTCTGCTGAGTTCGGGCTTGGCCGAAACTTGAAACTCGAAACGCCTTTCTGTCTCTATGAATGTTCCTCGCGAACAAATCTACTCGGCGCTGTTCGGCACGCTGCAGGCTGCGCTTGGAGCAAAGTTCGCGACTATGTCGCGGCGCTGGCGGATGCCGGAGCAGGTTTCGCCGGAGTCGCGTCCGGCGCTGTTCCAGGTCCAGACGGGAGAGCGCGCGAAGACGAATGCTACTGGCGAGCCGATCATCTGGATCGCGACTGTCGATCTGGTGATTTACACGCAAGGATCGGGCGACGAGCAGACTATTCCCTCTCAGGAACTGAATGAATTGCTCGACGCTCTCGAAAGCGCGATTGCTCCGCCAGCCAACTCTGGTGGCAAGCAGACACTTGGCGGAATCGTCTCGCATTGCCGTCTCCAGGGCAGCGCGCGCATCACGGAAAACGTGAACGGCGCCGCCGCCATGGCTGTTGTTCCCGTGGAAATACTGACAACGGCCTAGAAAAGCGTTTCAGGAAAAGGCGTTTCAAGAAAAATCGTTTCCCGAGAACGGCGTTTCAACAACTGCGCCTTGTAAATTTCTCGAAAACCAATTTGGTGTTGAAACGCTGTTTTCTTGAAACGCTTCATTGTGAAACGCTTCTCTCGAAAGGCCTTTCCTACTAACTACGAGCGGTACTAGAGGAATCCTATGTTCCAATTCGGATCTGGCACTCTCTGGGGATACCCCGTTGGCGGAAATCTTGCGGCGAATCCTACGCCTATCAAGTTCGGCACGCTTCAGGAAATCAATTTGGAAATTGCCGGAACGGTGAAGGAGCTTTACGGACAGAACCAGTTTGCCGATGCCGTCGCGCGGGGACAATGCAAGATCACCGGCAAAGCCAAGTTCGCGCAGATCATCGGCAAGCACGTCAACGATCTGTTCTTCGGCCAGGCAATGGGCAGCGGGCAAAAACTTACTGCGCTTGACGAGGGGCAGAACGTCCCCGCGTCTTCTCCGTACACCCTTACCGTGGCCAACTCAGCTCAGTTTGTTGACGATTGGGGCGTGCGTTATTCCGCAACCGGCCTGCCGCTTACGCGGGTTACCAGCGCGCCGGTGCAAGGACAGTATTCGGTAAGCGCCGGCGTGTACACCTTCGCTGCAGCCGATGCCTCTGCAGCGGTGCTCATCTCTTATCGATACACCACGACCGCCGGCGTGCAACTCAATATCCGGCAGCAACTCATGGGCTTTGCTCCGGCATTCCAGGTTCTGCTCAACGAGCAGTACGCCGGCAAGCAAGCCAATCTGCTCCTTTATTCGTGTGTCGCGGAGAAGCTTACCTGGGCGATCAAGAACGAGGATTTCCTGGTTCCGGAATTCGACTTTCAAGCCTACTCGAATGCGGCAGGACAGGTATTGGATTTGTATCTGGCGGAGTAAGAAGGATCGGGTGATCGGGCCATCGGGTGATCGGGTGAAGTAAAGACAGGCCCGCATCGATTCTAACTTCACCCGATGGCCCGATCACCCGATCACCCGATTTTTGCAATCAGGAGCAAACATGGCCTCCATCTCTCTACTCGGACGCGAATTCACTCTCTCGCCGCTCACGCTCGGCGATCTTCGGAAACTTGAACCAGCTCTGCTCGTTGTCGACAAAACTGCAACAAACGGCTTCGCCTCGATGCTCTCGCTGGTTACCGTGATTCATGCGTCACTGAGCAAGCTGCATCCAGAGCTTGCGCTCGAGGAACTCGAGCACATGCTCGATCTGAATAGTTTCTCTGAAGTGCTGGATCGTGTGCTTCACATCTCAGGATTGAAGAGATCGGAGACGTCCGCGGGGGAATCCCGGCCAGAGGCAAAGTGAGCCGGATCGCCGACTGGCCACGGCTCTTCGGCCACATCATTACTTCTACAGGATGGACGCGGCGAGAAGTCGAGTCGCTTACGCTTGTTGAAACAAATGAGCTGCTGGAGTATTGGAGCGAGCATCCACCGGCGCATGTGCTTTTGGCTGCGATGATGCGAGCGCGGCCGCTTAGGAAGAAGTCGTCGCCGGATTTGTTGAGTGCAGTTGCGGGAGCAGGCGGAAGAGTGTCGTCGGCGCCAGTTCCCGATATGGCAGGAATGCTTCGCTAGCGGTGGATCTAGTTCACAGCATTCGTTCAGTATGACGCCGCGAAACTTTGCCCTGAAGAACTTCGAAGTGCTGCGTCAGAACGCGCTTCTTGAGATTCAGCCGCTCGAGCCGCCAGGTGGCCCAGATGCGGTAAGTCACTTTGATGGCTTGCTGGTTGTTGTCGGAAAACAGTACGAAATCGCCTTGCCAGGGAAGACGATCGACGCGAGGGATCATCGACCCGAGCACGAACAAGGCTACAACAAGAATTGTTACGAGAACTACCACGCAAAAAGCCTATTCCCGGCCTAGGCAGCAGTCAATCTTTATTAGACCAGCCTCGTAACCTTGGTACAGCGCATGAAAGTAACTCCACAATTCGATTCCGACTCTCTGCTCTCGGGACTTCGACAAATAAGCGACGCTTCCGCACAAACCGCGCAGCAGATGAAGCAGCAGTTTGTGGTGACGGCGCAGGACATTAGCTCCAATATCCAGCAGCAGCTTGCCAACGAAATGCGTGCGCGGCAGCAGCATAGTGCTGAGATCCAGAAGATGACGCAGGCGACGGTGCGCGATCAGAGCCAGCAGTGGACCAGCGCGTTCACCCGCATGAATCGCGGCTTTTCGAACAGCATTACGTCGATGAGCACGAGTTCGAAGACGCTGCAGCAAGTAATGTCGCGCGTGATCAACCAGATTTTGTCTGACTTTCTGCGCATGTTGGAGCGCATGGTGGCGAACTGGATCACACAGCACGTGGTCATGCAGGTGTTTGGCACTAGTTCGCAGAAGGCGGCGAGCGCGGCCAATATCAGCGCCTCGGCATCGGAAGGAGCGGCGGCAGCCTATGCCTCGGCTGCCGCGATTCCCGTTGTGGGATGGTCGATGGCGCCGGCGGTGGCCGCGGAAGCCTACAGCAACATCCTCGGGTTCGAAGGACTGAATGCCTTCGCCGGTGGCGGAATCGTTTCTGATGATTCGCTGGCGTTTGTCCACAAGAACGAAATGGTGCTGCCTGCGAGCTTGTCTTCTGGCCTGTCGCAAATGATCGGAGCTGGTGAAGGCGGCGGAAGCAATCTCAACGTGAACTTCTCGGTCGCAGCGACGGACGCGAAGAGCTTCGAAGGGCGGCTGCACGAGCATGCCGACACGCTGGTGAGTGTGATCCGGCGAGCTTGGCGGCATGGAAAGTTCTGAAAACCGGTTTCGAGTTTCAAGTTTCGGCCAAGCCAGTTAAATGCAGAGTCGTGCTCCCCGCCAAATCGGTGATGAGGGCTTTGCCGAAACTTGAAACCTGAAACTCGAAACGCCTTGCTGCCTTCATGTCCAACGCACAGTTTCCCGACCTCCGCGGCCTCGCCTGGGACTACACGCTGGCGCCGATGTTTTCCACCGGCGTGCAGCAGGCCACGGGCGGTCGCGAGGTGCGGGCGGCATTCTGGAGTGCGCCGCTGTGGAAGATATCGCTGACCTACAGCTATTTGCACGATGACAGCCAGCACGTCGATCAGAACGGATACTCCGAGCTGCAGCAGATTGTTGGCTTCTTCCTGGCACGGCAGGGACAGTTCGACTCGTTTCTTCTTGACCTTGCTCAACTCACGCGCAAGCCACTGGATTCGACGGTCAGCGGGCAGCCGATCGGCATCGGCGACGGCAGCACGACTAGCTTTCAGCTTGTGCGCAACATCGGTGGATATCTGGAGCAGGTGCAGAATCCCGCTGGACAGAGCGCGACTGTGTACGTCTCCGGCGTAAAGAAGACTCCCGGCTTCGACTACACGATCGCAAATGGACTTGTGAGCTTCGCAACCCCACCAGCCTCTGGAGCAGCCGTTACCGCCGACTTCCAATGGCTGTGGCGCGTGCGCTTCGCGCAGGACAGCCAGGAGTTCGATAACTTCATGTATCAGCTTTGGGAATGTAAGACGGTGGAGTTGGTGAGTGTCCGAGTGTAGCAGTTCACAGTATTCAGTAGTCAGTACTCAGTAACACTGGCTGCTTACGGTTTTACTGATCACTGAAAGCTGGCTACTGATTACTTCTCTATGAAAACCGCCGCCCCAACATTCATCGACTGGCTTGCCGCCAACTCCGAGATGGTCATGGCCGAGCTCTACGACATCGCGCTCGCCGACGGGACGCAGCTCCATTACGCGGCTTTCGATCGTAGCCTGGTGGTTGGGGGGACAACTTATCTTGCTAGTCCTCCGAACTTCAAGCGCGGGACCGTGGAAGAAATTATCGGCCTTTCCAAAGTGGGAACGCTGAGTCTTGAGATTCATGCCAATCCGACGGACTTGATTAGCGGCGTGCCGGTGCTACAGAAGATCGTCCGCGGGGATTTCGATAAGGCGGCGCTCACTGTGCGTCGGCTATTCATGGATGCAGGTCTGAATCAGCAGGGCACAGTCATTCGCTTCGTCGGCAACATCGGCGATCTTGATCAGGTATCGCGCACAGTCGCCAAGTTCACTTGCAAGAGCAAGGTTGAAGATCTGAACATCCAATTGCCGCGGAACATCCTGCAGCCGAGCTGCATTCACACGCTTTTCGATTCGGGATGTTCGCTGAACAAGCCCAGCTTCGCGGTGAACGGGACTGTGCAGGCCGGGAGCACGGTCAACAAACTGATCACGAACCTGACGCAAGCTGACGCGTATTTCGACAATGGGCAGCTTGTCTTTAACTCCGGAGCAGACAACGGGCACGTGGTTGCGGTGAAGCAGTATCTGAATTCTGGCGGGGCAGTCTACTTGGTTGTCCCCCTGCCTGCGCTCCCGAGTGCTGGCGATACGTTCACCATATATCCCGGATGCGATAAGACGCAGAGCACCTGCCAGACAAAGTTTTCCAACCTCGCGAACTTTGGTGGGTTTCCCTATGTGCCTGTACCTGAAACCGCGATTTAACGAAATGGAGTCTGCGCAATGGCATCAAGCAATGGTTCAGCAAACGAGATGATGGTTCGAATCGATGTCAGCTCCGGGGACGACTCTGCCGAGTTCCTCGCAATCTTGATGATTGTGGCAAAGTCACTCGAGCAAGCGCAAAAACTTTCGGGCTTGCCGCTGAGGACGGGTTCACGCTCGTTCTTCAACTTCAACGGAACCTGTTCGGTATGGTCGAGCGGCTCTATCCGGAGCCAGGCGAGATGAAACGACGAGTGATAGCCTTCGCAGATCGAATGGGTTTTGGCGTGAGAGAA